GGGCAGAAGTTATGTATAACATGATGAAGAACCTCGAATCCGGGGGTGACGTATCTGAGGAATCGCAAGGATTAGAAGGCGCTAGACGTATGTTTCAAACATCACAAAGATTAGAGGAAGTATTATAATGAGCGTAGCTGAACAAAGAACATTACCCGCAAAATTTGTTGAAGATTTAGGTGTAGATCTAGCAAAACAGATTACGGCACAAACAGCTGTACCAGTTGTAACAACAGGTATCGCAGGTATATCAAGACAGCCTGGAGAAACAGCAGAAGGTTTTAAAGCAAGGCAAGATGCAGCTAGAGCATTTACAACAAGACAACAAAGTTTAGCTGGACTTGCACCACAGGTTGCAGCAAGAGACGCATTACAAACACAAGCACAACAACTAGCACAAGCTGGTATTGGATCTTTTCAACCATTTGTAACTGCAGCACAACAACAAGTA